AAGCGATCCTGCACCCGAGCGTGTCCACCACGGCGGCCACCGTGTCCATTGCGGATGCCGGGACGTTTACTTCTACCGCCACGGTGGAAGCGGCCCTGCAGGAAATTTACCAGCACATTGCCACGGCCAAGGGGATCATCGACATCCCGCTGCCGGCCATCACCAATGCCGGGGTTGCCCTGGCCGCGTTCAGCGACGGCGATTCCGTCACGCCGGGGTTCAGCACCACGGCCGAAGGCATGGGCATCCGCTGGAACAACCATGCCACCCCCACACCGGTGGCCACGAAAATCATGGTCCCGCCGGACATGGATGCCGGGTCGGATGCGGTGGTGCACATTCTGGCCGCCAAGACCGGGGACACCATCGGTGATGCCACCAAGTTCACGGTGGAAGCGTTCAACAACGATGTGGACGCCCTGTATGACGCGGATGCGGATTTCGGCGGCGACACGGATGCCATGACCGGGGATGCCACGGCCAAGACGGTGCAGGAAGTGACCCTGACCCTGGCCAATGCCAACCTGACTGCGTATCCGGCCGCCATCGAACTTACCCTTCAGCCCAAAGACGGGACCCTGGGGACCGACGACGTGATCCTGCTTAAGGCGTGGGTCGAATATCAACGCAAGATTCTGACAGCATAAGGAGACAATGATGAAACCCACTGTCGATACCACACTGAGTCGGCCTGACCTGGGTCAGGTCGTTTTTGAAACCATGCAGGACAGCATCACCATGGGGTTTGTCGGTCTGGAAGTGATGCCGATATTCCCGGTGGCGGAATACACCGCCACGTACCCGGTGATGCCGGCGGAAGCCCTGTTCAACATCCATGACGTGAAACGGGGCGCCGGATCCGGATACACCCGGGTCGAGGAAGAGTTCGAAGAGGGCTTTTACACGACCAAGGACCACGGGCTCGAATATCCCATCGATGACCGCCAGGCCGCCATCTACAAAAGCAAGTTCGATTATGAAGCCGTGATCGCCACCATGCTGATGAACAAGATCCTGCGGGCCCATGAAAAACGGGTGGCGGACAAGCTGTTCAACACATCGAACTTTACCGCCACCAACGCCACCACGGCCTGGTCCACCACGGCCAGCGCAGACCCGCTGTACGACATCGAGACGGGCAAAGACTCGCTGCGCTCCAGCGGCGTCGAGGCCGACACCCTGATCATTCCGTATGACGGCGTGAAATGGCTGCGGCAAAACGACGACCTCAAGGAGATGATCTACCAGCTGTTCCCGGATGCGGCCAAGAGCGGCCGGGTCACAGTCGAGCATTTGCGGACCGTGTTCGACGTGCCCAAGGTGCTGATTGCCGGGGGGTTGTACAATGCCAGCAAAAAAGGCCAGGACGCGTCTCTGTCCGATATCTGGGGCGCGCGGTATGCCATGCTGTGCAAAACATCGGCCGGGGATATTTCCGATCCCTGCGTGGGCAGAACGTTTCTGTGGAACGAAGGCCAGAACGGGGCCATGCCGATCGTGGAGCAGTACCGGGAAAACCGCACCCGGGGCAACATTCTCCGGGTGAGGCATGATTCCAACGAGGCGTTTCTGGTCAGCTACGACGAAGACGGATCCGCCAAATCCGAAATCTCCAAGGCGTGCGGGTACCTGCTGGACATGACCGCCGCCACGTAAGGTGATTTATGAAGCAGTACATTGTCAAACGGTTTGTTTACCTCCCCGCCGGCACCCGGTTCCGGTGCAACCACCACCAGGCGTTCATCCGCCGGGGCCGGATCCGGGAGTTGGGGGGCGGGGAATATGAGGCCGTGAACGAGCCGAGGTTCCAGGCCGGCCAGCGCATCTGGCTGGATACCGACGACAAGGCGATGCTGGATTGTTTGGAACCGGTAGCGCCGGCGCCGGTCAAAAAACCGGCCAAAAAACCGGCGGCCAGAAAATCAACAACCAAAAAGGCCGGTAAATGACCACCTTCCAGCAACAGATCGCCGCCGACCTGGCCGCCGTGTTCTACAACACGGCCGAGTTTGCCGACGCGGCCGTGTACACGCCGGGGGCCGGGGATGCGGTGGATCCGTGCCCGGTGATGGTGGAGCATGACGCGCTGATCCAGGCGGACGGGTATGAGGCCGGGGTCGCCACGCTCGGGACCACGGTCACGGCCCGGGTGTCGGATGTGGGCACCCTGAACCGGGGGGACACGTTCTTGGTGGGAGACACCACCTACACGGTGCAGCGCATCGAGCGGTATTCCCAGGACGGCCGGGAAGTCACGGCGGTGGTCAAATGAGCGATATCCGGTATCACAACACCGGCATGACCGCCACGGTCAACCAGGCGGATGTGGCCGAGGTCAAACGGCTGCTGGGAGAGTTTTCAGACAAGTACAAGGCCGTGCTGACCACCAGCATCAACAAGACCCTGACCACGGCCCGGACCCAGGCCACGGCCCGGATCGGCAACGAGCTCAACCTGAAGGCGGCCCGGATCAAGCAGGACTTTACCCTGCAAAAGGCCAATTACAGCAAACTGTCCGGGGCCTTGATCGCCAAGGGCGCGCCCGTGGGTTTGGTCCAGTTCGGGGCCAACCAGACACAAAAAGGCGTGTCCGTGAAAGTGCTGCGGTCGTCCCCCCGGACATTGATCCGGCATGCGTTCATTGCCAAGGGCCGGGGTCGATCCATTTCAACCGTGGACGGTACCGTCAAAGAACACGTATTCTGGCGCGACACCCCCCGGGGATCGCTGCCGGCGCCCCGGCGGTTTCCCACCGGGAAAATGGCGCCCCGGGGACCGTGGGGGCACATGGCCGACAAGTACCGGCTGTCTCTGGAACGCTTGACCGGACCCAGGATCGAGGACATCTTCGCCAACCCCAAGGTGCTGCACCCGGTGACCATCCAGGCCCAGCACGTGTACCTGCAGAACGTGGACGCCAAGATCAAGGAGATCATTTACCGCTATGGCTGATACCATCCGCGAACAGATCATTGCCGCATTTGTGACCCGGGCCGGGTTCTGGCTGACGGCCGGCGGGTTCGTCCACAACTGCGGATCCACCGTGCAGCGGGGCATCCCCCATGCGGATGAAAACGATCTGCCGGCGTGCATCGTGCTGCCGCAGATCGAGGAGGTCACCCAGCAGTACGGGGTGAACGCCTGCAAGATGAACTTGCGCGTGGAGGCGGTGGCCGCGATCGGCACCACCAACCCGTCCATTGTGCAGGAGCAGCTGCTGGGGGATGTGATCAAATTGATGACCGACCCGGCCGTGACGGTCACCGCGCTGATCGATGACATTTTATATACCACCGGCGGCCCGGCCTCCGGATTCCAGGGCGAGGACACCACCGTGGCGGTCTTTGCCGAGTTCACCATCACCTATGAAACACTGTCGGGCAACCCGTACAGTCAAGGATCATGAAAGGATAACAAATGGCTACTTCAAAAAATGCAAAACTGGAGTTCGAGTCCGGCCAGACCGTCAATGACTATGCGGCCATGACCGATTCCGGCGACCACCAGATCTACACCATTTCCGGCGGGACCGTGTATTCGGGCAAATCCGGGTACACGCCCGTGGTGCGGCCCAACGGGGTTGTTTCCGGCCGGAACATCGTATCCACCCATGCCAGCAACGACACCGTGACCATTGCCGCGTTCACGGCGTATTCCGAAGGGACGCTGCATTCCGTCACCGCCACCACCCTGTCCATCACCCGGGCGGCCTCGGATGTGGCAAAGATCTGTTCGGTGACCATGAACAGTTCCGGCACCATTGCCGAGGTCGAGGGCGAAGATTCAGCCGATACCACCCTGTCTGAAACCCGGGGCGCGGCCGGTGGACCCCCGTCCATTCCGGCGGATTCCGTGGAGATCGCCCAGGTGAGAATGACCGGCGACACCGCCGCCGTGATCACGGCGGACGAGATTTTCCAGGTGGTGGGCACCCATTGCGAGCGGTTCGACTATCCGGGCTGGACCGTGGAACCGATCGGCAAAGGCATCAACGCCTCGGCCGCCGCAGAGAAAAACGCCCATATCAAGTTCGACTCTGCCCATCCCATGATCCACGGGGCCACGGCCACGGATGCGGCCGACTCGTACAAGAAAACGTACATCCGGTATTACGAGCCGACGTTTGTGGAAGCCCAGCGGGCCATCGAGTTTGTCCCGGTCGAGAACACCCATTCCGTGAC